CTCAAGACCAAACTCCTTGCACTTGCGCTTGAAGTGATCGGCTACCGGCTTCCACTGCTCTACAGGCACGGACTTAGACAAGACCCAGTAGACGTGTATGCCACGCCCAGAGTTAACGATAAGAGGTTTTGGTAGCTCTAGCGACACGATAAACTCTTGCAGTCTACGTAACGCATCACCTTGTGTAGCAAAGCCTTTGCCTTCGGCTACCTTGTCCTCACCGCAGTCTAAATCTAAGAAGAATGACTTTATCTGTTTGGCGTCTTCGCCCTTACGAGTGCCTTCTTCCTTGAAGTTACTCATAGCAAAGTACATGTCCCACCCTTCACTGTCGTGATATTCGGCGGCTTCTGCTAGTTCATCTGCTGAATGAAAGTATGTTTGTCGCACTCCACCTGACGCTAGGCCATACTGAAGAGCGACATACACACCTTCTGTGGGTAGTACCCACCGTAAAAATTCTCTTGTATTCATGGTTGCACCCAATGCCGAGAGACACTATGGCAGGGATGTCGGCGCATCCTCTTCGGCAGAACCTAGCCATAGTGGAGTGATTGCTAGTAGTTAGTCGTCCCAACTATCAACAATGGCACTCAGATCGTCGTCATCTTCCTTGGGTGCGGGGGCAGATTTCTTTACGACCTTCTTGGGTTCCTCCACCTCGGAGGTATTTGGCTCATCACCAAATATATCGTCAGAGTCATCGTCATCTAATGCGACATCGGTGCTCTTGACACTGCTAGTGGTATCACTAAACGGATTATCAGGTTGCGATACAAAGCCACCTTCCACAACGCCAAAGGGCGAACGTGACACCATAGGCTTGTATTCGATCACCTGCACACCGTTCAGACGTAGGCTAACGCCGTTGTCCCGCATAGAGTACGGTACAAAAGTGAAAGCAAGATTCACGGTACTGCCGGTAGTCAACTGAAAGTCTGTTGGCAGCTTGTTGTTCTGCGCGTCAACTTGTAGCGGTGGCGTGGTCTTGTCGGTGCCGTAAGCACCCTTCAGCTTGCACTTGCCGATGTAGTTCCCGTCATCGTCCTTCTTGAACGGTAGCGGAAACTTATCAGGCCAGCTTTTCTCCTTCTTAGCCTTGTAAGCCGTAGCCATTCCTTTGTACAAGGTCTTAGCTTCCTTCTCAGACATCACGAAAGACATAGAGTATTCCGCACCGTCATCCAGTGGATCACACTTAACAGATGCACCGTTCTTACCAGCCTTGTTATCGAACTTGTAAGTGGTGTCGAGTTTTGGGTAGAGGGCTTTTACGCCTTCAATTGTGTAGTACATAAAGTCTTCAGTCATTTCGGTCTCCTAATTGGCTATTTATATTGAACCCTTCAGTCGCAGCGAAGGGCGAACCTTCGCGGTTGTGTGGAACAATGTCGAAAGCAATAGCTGCTAACGTGTCATCTGCATCCACCATTCCCCTAACTAAACGCAGTTCCTCTTCTTCTAACGGTCTTTGTGGGTAAAAGAACAGCTTTGGTACGGGGCTACCCGCATCGAAACTTATCCTCGTCACCACTGCTGCACTGGGCGTTCCATGCCCACTCAAAAACTTGGCGTAAGCCTGTAGAGGCATAGAGCTTCTACCTTGGGCCTTGCCAAATATGGATGAGGCAGGTACTTGCAGTTGATACACAGTGTCTAACGCTTTCTCTTCAACAATCGCTAGTCGCTGGCTAAATCTGCAAGCCCTACCCCCTCCAGTGCCAGATCCTCTGATGTTCTGTGAGCAATCAATACATCGCGCACTCTGTCTTCGGTCTGACGGCACATCGGGTGAAGGTCTCTGGGTATCGCTAGACCAGCATGTAGGCAGACGTTTGACGGTGGGGTCGTAATCATCTTTATAGTACGAACGCGATACTTTCGTTGCGTTCACTATGATTACATCTACCGACGACGTGTCTGTCTGAAAGTCCAACCCAGTAAACTTGTTACCCTGTAAACTGACTCGACGCATTACACATCTTCGTCAGGATCAAACGCTGTGGGATCAAAGTCATCCACGGTAGTTTCTTCCGCACCTTCTTCGGATGCGGTGCCTTTCAGTAAAGCCTCTGCAATGCTTGCCAAAGCAAACCGCTGAGTCTTACCTACCTTGATGTACGTGTTCTCTGGAATGACCCCATCTCGTACCCATTTACGGGTCGTGGATAATGACACACCAAAGTGCTTCGCAACATCTTCTATTGGAACTAACTGCTCCATTACGCCTTCCTTATTGTGAGTGCGAACTCTGCATCTACATTCAAGCCCTTTGGCAAAAGGTCTGGGTTTTCTTCTAAGAACTCCCGTACGTTCTTCTGATTCAGGCGCTTATCCAAGAACTCAGGTACACCATGCTCAAGAATGAACTCGTGCATGTGCTCCCAGTCGCTAGTCCAATACTTCTGCTTAACCGTACGGTAAAACGTACCAGCATCGGTCTTGACACTCTTGATGTCGTTCTCTTTCAAGTAGCCAAGTAGCGCACTCTTTATTGTGTTTTGCTGACTAACTAGCTTGTCATCAGCCTCCTTAAATTCCGCAGACAGGCGCTCCCGTTCAGTCTTAATCTTGAGGTAAACCTCAGTCATCTTACCTAACGGTAAACCATCTACGTCTTTCGCATCAGCCATGTCTTCGTCCTTCCATTGCCGAGAAATGCAATATAGTGGTAGGAAATGGTTTAATCAAGTATTTCTTTGTAAAGATCAATAATTTTTGTATGTGTGTCTATTTTGTTATCTAGTAGTGCGTACACACGTTTTTCTATGTGAGATCCTTGTAGCTGTACCACCGTACACTTGTGATCTTGCCCCGCTCTGTGAATACGTGCGTTGGCTTGAGCGTATGTTTCTACCGAACTGGTTGGCCCCCACCACACGATTGTGTTTGCAGCAGTCAGCGTAACGCCGTGTGCCGCAGCCTGTGGCTGTATGACCAGCACTCGTGGGCTGTCAGTCTCTTGGAACTCTTTGAATATGCGCGTGCGTTCAGTCGCACTGACTGCGCCGCTGATGACCTCGGTGGGTATCTTGTCTTTACGTAGCTTCTCGGAAAGTAGCTGTATTGTGTGTTTGAACGGCACGAAGATCAGGACTTTCTTGCTGGACTCGTCGATCACCTCACGCAGCACCTTGTATCGGTGCTTGATGTCGAACTCCACCACCTCTTTGTCATCGGTGTACACCGCCCCAGAACTGATTTGCAGCAGCTTATTCATGTTTACCGCCGCCGTAGCTGCCGTGACTGTCTCTTCAGCAGCTTCCATGACCATGCGGTTCTTCAATTCTTTGTAGTATTTATCTTGCTGGCGGGTCAGCGGTACCTCGCGAGTTGTGTATATGATGTCAGGTAGATCAAGACATTCTTCCTTGGTGAACCGTATCGCTGGCTGTAAGGCATTGAACACTGTCTCCGTGGCGTTGGGCTTAGGCACCCACTTGAAGTTAGTCACTTTGACCATGACCTGATCGCGGAACGAGCCAAAAAAGCGTGGCACAGCCTTCGGGTTAACAAGTTTAGCCAGCCCGTACGCATCCAACGGACTCTGCGCAGCAGGGGTACCCGTCATCATCCACAGCCATTTGTCTGGCCCAAGTAGCCTGTTGAGTGTTTTCCAGCGGTCAGTTTGTGCGTTCTTGTAGTGAGTTGCCTCGTCCACAATAACTAGGTCAAACCCACCGTTGGCTATGGCGTCTGAAACGATTGCCACACCGTCATAATTTATTATGACAAACTCCGCATCGCCTTCGATTACAGTAGTTCTTTTCTTTGCTGAACCGTGAGCTATATCTACCTTGCGATGCATGGCAAAGCTGAACAGATCCTCTCGCCACGCTGAATCCATAATAGATAGAGGGCAGATGACTAAAGCACGCTTGATACGGCCTTGCTTCATCAAGAAGTCTGCCGCCCAGATAGCACTGGCGGTCTTACCCGTACCCTGTTCGTTGAAGCAGAACGCACGTTTGTTGAGCGTCAAAAACCCAGATGTAGTCTTCTGGTGTTCAAATGGTTTGTACTTACCCGTCCACCGATACTGCCCTTCGATAGGTGACGGTGCATGAATGTCGAGATTTTTGAGTACGTGAGCCTCGTCTACCCCCCAGTTAACCACCACACGGTTACCTGATAACTCCCTACTCTTTGGTATGACATCGGTTACTTTTCGTGGGTCACGTAGCCGCAGTAGCAGCGCCTTGTTGTCTATGACTTTCATATCTACCCTTCATGCAAAAAAGCGCGAAGTGGGTGT